CTGGCCGTTCGAAGTCGAAACAACATACGCCCCAAAACGGGAGACGCCATCGACCGACCATGTTCCGCCGGACGTGATCTTGATGGCGTTGTCGACGCCGGGCCGCACCTTGCAATATCCCGCACGCAAGTCCGACCCAAACCATGCCACGACAATCGCGACACGCTCCAGGTTCGGGCAAATCGCCTGCAAGTCATCCAGCGAGGCCAATACGTCGGACGGCGCTGTCGTGACGTGGCGATTTTCCGGTGCCGACTGTCCAGGCCCGAGCACCCGCACCACGGTCGAGGGTTCGTAGTCGAATTCGGTCGCTCCGGGGATCAGCGTGACCGCGCGCGTCATGCGCTCGAGCTGTCCGACCGGCCGCACGATCTCGAACGACAATTGAGGAATCCGATTACCGAACGGATCGAGCGGCAGGCGTTCGAACACGACGTAGGCCAGACCACGATACGCAGGTGTGTTGTCCGCTCCCTCTTTCGCCACGATCAAATCGTCAGGCAATTGATCGTCGCTGCCGCGATGGACGCGGATGGTCAGACCCGTAGTATCTAGCAAATCGCCATCGGCCCAAATCCGACCGATGCTTCCGATTTCTCCGTCGCATAGACCGACAGCGAAATTCGCGAAGTAGGAAAAGCTGGTCGTCGTCGTCGTGACGCTCGCGCCGCCAAGACCGCCCTTGCCTCCACTGGCCGCCGTGCTGGTCGAGACGACTTCTTCAAGACGCGTTGCCCAGATCACCTGTCCCGATAATCGGGCGCGACCATAAACGCGTGGAATCGGCGCGCCTTCAGTCGAGGCCATCACATCGAGGTCGGCCAGCCGCGGACCGACGACATTACGCGAGGTCGAGCCGAAGACCGATTGATCGATCAAATTTCCTGCGAGCGCCCCCGCAATTCGCCCGGCAAGCGCGCCTGCTGGCCCGAACACGGCGCCAGCGGCGCTTCCGGCGACAGAAAGAACGAGCGCTGCCATTAATCTTGGACCTCTGGAAACCGGAATGCATAAGCCAGGCGTCTGCGCCACCATGGCGTCAACGCCACCTCGCAGACAGCCGCGCCATCATGCGCATGGATCATGGAGTCATCGCCTGTCGCGATGGCAACGTGCTTGGCGACAAATCCCTCCCGCCAGCGAAACAGCAGCACGTCACCGCCGCCGATCCGCTCGGGTGCAACGGCGACGAGATGACGCCGTGCCGCCTGCGCCAGCGTTTCCTCGCCATGCGACTCGGCCCAGTCCGGCGCATAAGGCGGCGGGAGTTCGGGCTCCTCGCCCAGACAATTGCGCCAGACGCCGCGCACTAGGCCCAGACAGTCGCAACCGACATGTTTCAACGACGCCTGATGATGATAACGCGTGCCGATCCAGCTCCGCGCCTCGCTCACGATGGCGGCTCGATTGAGTAATCCTGTCATTCTGCTTCTTCACGCTTTCAGCGAACGGCCGTCGTTGACGCCGCCCGGATTCACACCCGCGACAATGAAGTCGTTGCCGGGAATTTGAGGAAAGCCACGGAAGTTGAGATTGTTCACGAAGCGGTCGCGGCAGGTTTCGAACCGTTTGTCGCAACCCGCTGTGACGGTGAACTTATCGTCCGGCATGATCGCCTCGCTCATCCCCTGCCACAGAGCGATACGGACCTCCCCCGATACAACGCGATGCTCCTTGATCTCGACAGACTGCCTCGTATTCGCGCCGCTGATCCACGCGAGATGCCCCGCGCTGAACAACCCATCCGCAAAACCATCAAGACCGCTCACGACGAGCGCCGATGCGCCGTCGACCCGCATGACCGTTCCGGCACCACCGAACGTCGGCGCGGTCAGATCGACCTTGCATTTCGCGTCGCCGAGATCGGCGCCGCACCGCGCCGTGAACAAACGGCCTGTTTCCTGAGACAGGACATCGGCGAGGCCACGAAGCTCCGCCGTGAAGGCATCACCCTGCCGGGTGATTTCGCCAAGCGTCGTGCGCGACAACAAGACGTTCGACGCGGACTCGCTCCAATCGACCAGATACGTATCGACCTGCGCAGCATCGTAACGCCCTGCGGCCAGATTGGCTTCCGTCAACGAGTCGTCGGCGAGTGCACCCGAAATCTCCGAGGCATCGACCGACAGATCGAAACGGCTGGTGGCCTCCGAAGCGTCAAAGCCGGTTCCCGCTCGGCAGGTGACGCCATCAATCATTAGGTCGTCGTCATGATCGGTGAAGCCCTGCACCACGCCATCGCGACGGGTCACGATCCAGCACCGCGCAAGCGTGGTGACGCCGGAGTTCAGCTTTGCCTGCAAGGCGGACGGGATTTCTCTCATGGCTTGATCTCCACCAGCGGAATTTTCGGAATTGCACCCGCGTTGAACGCCGAGAGATCGACCTCGAGATAATCGGTATCGAACCGCACCGGCACGTCGAACAGAAATCCCGCCGTGATTGCCGCGCCAGGCGGGGGAACATGCCCCGGCAAGAACATCACTTCGCCGGTCGCCATATCGACTGTAAAATCCGTTTCGACCGCCATCTCCACGCCGCCAACCGCAACACGCACGCTGCCCGGCACCGGCTTGGCAATCGGGCGTGCGTAGGGCGCAAAGGTGCCACCGTAAGTCTTGACGAGCTGAAACGAGAACTGCGCGCCATCGCTCGCGCCGATCGTCTGATCGAATGGCGTCACCGCTGCCGCTCCCTCGGCCGACGAATGATCGAGCCTGTCGCGCCAGCGAAATCCATAGAGTTGGCCGCGCCTCTCCTCGAAAAACGCGACCACCTGCTGCAAGGCATCGAATGTCTTGACGCCGTATCCGGCATCGTAGCGACGGCGTGAATGGGCCCACCGTGCGTTGCGCTGCTCGCGACCCGAGCCGAACGCGACGATTTCCGTCCTGCGTTCCGGGCCGCCCGCACTCCTCAGTGCAATATCGAGCGGAAACAAAATCTCATGAAACCCACTCATGCCGTCACAATCCACGCTGGCCGCGCGCGACCGCGCGGGCGATCTGCCCGGTGATGTAACTTTCAGAACGCCGGAAGCTTCCCGGATCGGGAGACGCGATCTGCACCGTGATGTTGTTGACGGCTCCGCCACCCGACACCCCAAGCCGTCCATCCGACCCGCGTTTCAGGGGAATAATCGCTTCCGGTCCCGCCTCGCCGGCAAGCCCCACTCCGCCCTGTGTCAGCGGAAAGTAAGTCGGTGCGCCGATCACGCCACCTGACGCGAACGGCTTCACCGCGCCACCCGCCGCCGCGAGGCTCACGCCCGCATTCGTCCCCACACCCGCGAAACCCGACAGCAGACTGCTGATCCCGCCCGCAATCGACGTCTCGACGGGTTTCAACGCAACATTGAGCGCGACGTTCGACAGACGCAACGCAAGCGAGCGCAGTACGTCGTCAAACTGCTTGCCGCGCGTGATCGAGACTGCGAACGATTGCGTGATCGCGCGCGAGAACGATCCCGCTCCGATCTCAAGCGCATGCAACTGCATCGCAAGGCTCGTCGCGGATTGACTGGCGTCGCCCAGCGTTGATGAAATGTCGCTCATGCCTGTTTGCTCCGGTCTGGAAATCGCGCCATCAGATCATCGAATGCCGGACGATCCATCGCCCAAGCGACCGGACCACGCACCGCACGGATCGCGAAGGCCAGTTCGCGCGGAGTCATCGCCCAGAACTGCATCGGCGGCAGTCGCAACACGCCAAGGCCAAAACCAATCGCCTCGCCCCACGGAAACGGTTTCATGCGCCTGCTCCGTTGTCGTCGAATGTCGCGGCAATCAGATCGGCGGCGATGCGCACATAGCCTGCGGCTCCGCCGGATACTTTCATTGCAGCAACCTCGGTATCCGCGACGCAGGCTCCGGCTCCCCGTAACCCCGCGCCGATGATGCGGATCAGGTCGCTGGCTGAAAGCCGTCCAGATCCGAAACGCTCCGCCAACGTCATCAGGTCGTCGGCACCGAACGCGCTTTCCAACTCGGCCAGCGCGCCCAGCGTCAGCACCAGCGTGCGGCGTTCGCCATCGAATTCGGCTTCGATCTCTCCACGATATTTATTCGCCATGCTCAAGCCGCCGCGAACGTCAGCGCACCGGCGGACTCCAGGCTGAGATCAAAAGTGACCTCGCCATTATGGTCGCCAGCAAATTGCAGGCTGGAAATCTGGAACACCCCCGCGATGATCCCAAAATCCGGTACCACCACCTGCCATGACTGAATCGTACCGTCGAAAAAACTCTGGCGGATCAGACTGTCGGACGAGGCGTCCTTGAACAGCCCCCGCCCTGAAATCGACGCGCGCTTGACGCCCGCACCTTCCAGTAGCTCCCGCCAGCGATCAACGGAGTCCGCGTTGGTGATGTCGACGATCTCCGCATTGAACGAGATGTTGCGGCTTCGCAGTCCTGCGACCGTGACGAAGCCCGATCCATCGCCAACTTTCAGCAACAGATCCTTGCCCTTTTGCGCGCCCATGATTGCTCCTTACAAAATCGGTTCCGTCACGGCGCGGAAACGCACCAGTGCATGATAGGTTTTTCCGTCGCTCTCGCGGCGAATGTCGGCCACGGAAAACCGCAAGTTCACCAGCCGATGCCCGTCCGGCGACAACGGCGCGTCATCGAGCGCCTGCAACAGAGCGCCCGCGATCGTGTGCGCCTCGCGATGACCGCCCTGCCGCGACCAGGCGTGCAATGTCAGTTGGTGCTCTTGCGCATCGCCATCGTCGCCGGAGATATCGAGCAACCGCGCTTCGCCAAGCGTGACATAAGGAAAATCCGCATTACGCGGCGGCTCGTCGTACACGCGGCTTCCGCCCAGCACGGCGACCAGGCCGCCATCACTGGACAAAGCATCATGGATCGCGGCGCGCAGCGCCACGTGGGCAGTTGTCATTGATGTGATCCCGTTTAGGAGATGCGACGCTCGGCGTCGATCTCGATGAAGCGGCGGTCCTTGTCACCGTCGCGAATGGCGCTGATGGTGTAGGCACGTGCGCCATCGACCAGCCGATGTTGCAGCGTCAGGCTGAAGTTCGATCGCATCACGATATGATAGCGCTGCGTCGCGGCTTCGCTATCGGCCTCGCTCGTGTGGCTCGCAGCGAGCGGCGTAACCTGAGCCCACGCGTTCCCGAAGCTGGACCATGTTCGTATGACGCCGCCCTGACCGTCCGGCGTCTCGACAGGTTGCTGCAACACAAGGCGCGTTCTCAACTGTCCCGGATCAATCATAGCGAGAGCACCCGATACGAAGTGATCATGGCGTTGACGCTCGGCGGCAACATCGCCACGCTCTGGCCGATCGCGACAAGGCCGCGGTTTTCGTACCAATGCGCGACGATCATGCGGATCGCCTGTAAAAGCGTCTGCGGCACATCGGCGGCTGTCCCGAACCCGATCACGACTTCGATCTCGATACCGGCGGTCGACCGGCCCGGCGCCGGCAGCGAACCGTTCGGCGTCGCGATCAAACCGGTTGCAGCATCGACGATAAAACACGTCGCATCGAGTTCCGTCGCGACATTTGCCTGGTCGTAAATCCGCGCGGCCGCGACAGACCGAAGCGGTCCGAGTCTGAGACGGATACGTCCGTCGCGGGGCCATTCATCCAATATCAGCCGCCACGTTTGGGTAATCAGCCCGCATCGTGTCAGCACTTCGACATGATTGCGAGCCGACGAAATCAATGCCGCGATGATCGCGTCATCGTCGTCGTGCTCGACGCGAAGGAACGCCTTGGCATCCGCAACCGAAAGAGGTTCGATTGCGGGCGCAGTGAGAAGAATGGAAGCCAT